CTAACATGTCATACATATATTTTGTACTATTCCTAATTACTATTGCATTCATATTTTTGCTCCCATCAGGATTAGAGCCCACAGCAATTATGTTTTTTATTAAAAGGTACATTTTAACAGACTCAACCCTATCTCCAAGAAGGTTTATACCATTTTCTCTAAATTGGTCAGCATGTATCTCCGGGTAATAACTATCTCTGTAGTAACGAAACAATGCTTTTTGCATAAGTTGGTTTGATTTAATTAGTTCCATTAATTCAAGTATTACCTTCTTATCTTGTAGGAAAGAGACGGCTGTACATAAAGGCGTTGTCCATGTAAGTGGGCTTACACGTTCAACTATATGAGGGTCTACGCTATGTAATCGTCTAGTTAATTCTAAACATATAGTTTTATCAGGTATGCAATAATATATTGCATCTAACATACCTATTAAAGTAGGTTTATAGTTGTAAATCGTATCGTTATCAATACCTGCAATATAATCATTTGGTTCAAATATATCTGTTTCTATACCTTTTGCGTCATCATTCAATTCCTCGGTACCATAATCTGCTGCAAATTGGGGAGATTTTACATATAATTTAATAGCCAGTGGTAGTTGATTATCACCGAGAGAAAAATCAATAATTTTTAACCCACTATTTTCTGATGTAGCGGGGTAGTATCCTATTAAAAAATCGTAATGCTTGTGTGAAGGCATCTGCTTATTAAAGTCGACTATACTCTGTAATAACGTAGAAGCTGCCGTGTAAGGTGATTTTATTTTTGAAGTTTTTATACCATTAATCAAATCTACCAATTTTTTTTGAAATTCTATCATTCGCGCATATTCGGCATATGTAAATTTTTTGTTAGGCAAGGGAACTTCAACCATCTGACCCATATACGTCATGATTTCCTCGCGTGAGCGTGGAAGAGCCTGTGTACCCGGACCACCAAAAACGGACCCAACACTACTTATACCTTTCTGAACCGCGTCGTATGCTTTCGCAAGTACATCACTACCGCCTCTCATTTTTATTGTTTTTCTGTGCAAACTCGTATATTTTCTACTCGCTTGTTTGCTCCTATTTCTGACTGGGTTCTTACGAGTCTTATTATGTTTATTTTTAGGCTTAGTTCTATTTTTATATTTATGAATAGTACGTTTTTTATGTCTCATTTATAATAATAATATATTTAAAAATCACTTAACTTGTAAAATATTGCAATAATTTTAAAAAATGTCTCAATCTAATAATTATACAAGAACTGAAAATCTACAACGTATCTTCATCTTGTACAAGTTCACATCCATTATCAATATAATAATACGTCTCATCCAAACTCCAACCACCTTCTTCTTCCATGATTTGTGTACTACATTCATCCATCGTGAATCCGTCTTCTTCGTTATCGGGCGTTTCACACGCGGATTCTAATATTTCTTTGATTTCAATATCCGTATAGTTTTCTTCATCCTCCAATTCAGCACAGGTATAACATCCGTCTGTCGATTCGCAAAACTCACAAGAATAATCATTCACGCAAACACTCTTAGATGATAGCACCTCTTCTTTTTCTGTATTATTCAATTCAACCTGACACGACCCGTCCCGCCAAAGAGTCGTGTAAATTATCTTGGCAACTCTGCCAGTAGAGAGAACTTTTGTATAATGCCCGACCTCGCGAAATGATTTTGATAACTTGGGCGAAATAATGTATTGATATGTCATATCATCATCCGCATTGTCATCAACGTCAATCTCATCAGCTTCAATAAACTGCATCGTATTTATATTACAATTACGTGTCATATTCAAATCATTTTTAATTATATTTAATTTCACCTTCGCTGAATTTATAAAAAAATTGAAATCATATTAAATCGATCAATGAGGCGGTATCAAGACATCATAATCAAAATGGCCGAGGAGACTGAAACCATGACAAATACCACATATTACCAAATTAATAAACAAAAAATACAAGAACAATATGCATCAAAGAGAGAAGATAAACTGGCTTATCAGATTGAATACAATCTGATAAATCGCGACAAATATTTGGATTATCAAAAGAGTTATTATGAATCCAAAAAAGAAGAGATATTGCGCATGAAGAGAGAAAAAATAACATGCGCCTGTGGTAAGTTAGTTTCAATGGGATATATGACAGCCCACAAAAAGACCAAGAAACATTGTGCGTTTAAGGCGTTGGCTACTCCCGTCCCGGAACCATCGTCTTCACCGACAGAATAGATGGGGCTTGGCTAGTATCATCGTGTAGACCTTTTATTATTATTATTATGCTTTCGTTTCGTGTATCTATATTTATATTTTCGTTTTGGGCGGTTGGTTTTTCTTTTGGCGCGTCGTCTATGTTTTTTCTTTGTAGTGCGCCGTCGGCGACCTCCGCCAAATTCTGGTTCCCATCGCGTATCCTCCTCCCGTTGAGAATCTGGCGGCGGTTGCATTTGTTTTACACTAGGGGGTATTTTTTCTGCTTCTACTTTTTGTTCCTTTGTAGCAACAACTTTTCCACATCTAAGCACCTTTACGCGTCCCTGGTCTTGATAATATTCACATCCAGAATCAAACAAGGCTAGTCTTAACTTGAATGCATTTGCTATGGCAAATAGTTCTGCGAGATTTGTCTGACGAGTTATACTTAATGATTCTATAGCACGTATAGCAATATTTATATTTGGATTACTCATATCATGCTCATTTCGAATCCTTATATAATTTATATATTCCGCAGGATTAGTCATCATATTTCTTATTCTCATATCTGGTATAGCATCTCCCATTAGATTTACGTGCATTCCATAATTAGCATAATATAGTTCAGTCTCGCCTGGAGTAGGTTCACATGTGAAATTTTTACATAGATTTTTTGCTACATTTATTGGGTAGCTTGACCACGCCGTGTCAGAATCTGCTATCTCCTGTATTTGTTCATACCACGGCTTATCTGTATCCGTAGCATCGTCAATGGTTTCCATAATACGTCCATAACTGGAATTAAAGGTCGCTCTTAATACGTGTCGCGTAAAATATATTATTAATTGCATTACATTGTTAGTAATGGGTATACCAGACTCTACAAGACTTGACATAAATGTTTGGATAGTAGCCTGTTCAACTTCTCTTGAAGAGAGAACTCTAGGTTCCTGCAAGGCGCCTTCTTTTGGTTCATCTGCTTCCTCAAAAATACCACATACACCACATAATACTTGTGATATGAGCATACAATTATTGGCATACCTTTCAAAGCGAGTAATCTCCAATGGAACAGGTTCTTCGCCATATGTCTCTCTGTAAAGTTTGATCCATACCTGTAATATTGTGCTTTCATCGCGGATTTGTTCTACAATCGATGCGCCTAAGGTGGTATCTTCAATTAATAAATGCGCGTGTGCGCTAGAGGTAATTACAACATACTGCCCTAATTCGCCTCTTATTATTGTACGTTGCTCTACTATGTCATTGTATTGCCGAATATAATCTATTATTGTCTCTATTTTATCCGGGGTCAGTTCTTTATATGGAACTATGAGGTTTTCTCGTATAAGTAATTGTGATTTGATATTTGCATTTATAAAACTCTGGGTTAATTCTCCTGTATATGCCTCAGGGTTATAAAACAGCGTATCCTTAGAAACACTTTTAAACTTCTTTGAGCCATGGTCTTCCTTTGCACCAGGTTCCTCTTTATCAGCCATACTTATAATATTATATATATATGATATTATAAATCTAGGACCAACCACTCAAAACGACCCCTTTCGTTTATTTTTGCGTGTCTTATTTTTAGTGCCCTTTTTCATGCGAAGCGCATCGCGAATAAATTCATCAATTTTTGCGCGTTGGTCCAAAATCATATCTGCTTTGGTTTGGAAGTAGGACCGGAACTTTTTGCGCATTTTTGGAATATCGTCTATACAGACCCATCGTATCTCGTCCTTTTCGAATATTTTGCTGTTCTTTATCATGTTTGCAGACAACTTGCGTTCAATAAACTTGTGATTATTGTTGTAATATACCGGCAACATGGGGTCAAAAGCCATGGGAAAGATGTGCATCCTATACGTTTTACCACTTGGACTACCCCAGTCGATGTTGTAGGTTCCATATCGAGTCAATAATTTCTTAATATCATTCTCCATTCCTAAAAATCCAGTCAGTTCTTCGGCACCTTCTCTCATCGCCGTCTGCATAAATGTCTCGTCGTTGTCGGTGCCGCCTCCAATGTCGCTCCAACCAGGTGTATCTGCATACTTATTCTCCTTTCCGAACAAAAAATATAGCTTGTTGTTGTGAATTGTCGTTGGTAATATTCCCGCCCCCATGTATATTATATACAGGTAATAATTTTTGGCGCGGTGCCTTTTATTTAGTGCCCAAATCAACGCTCATCGTATTTGGGTTGAGAATAGGTATAATACAATCGCGAATAAAACGATCAAAACCATTGACATCGTAGTTGAAAAAACAATGACCACCAAAACTTGCATGATTTACTATTTCTTCAGATGAAAACTCAGATGCCTGAGAAATAGTTGGCAATGAACCAAGCTTATGATTATATATACAACGTCCAAAATATACGTCTTCATACACGCGACAATTAGGAGGACGCGGAGCCTTGGTAATAGCATTCAACATTGTTTGTTTTGTCCGTAAACTAAACCCACCATTACCAACCGCTAGTTTTAGTCCAAAATCTTTAATCCATTGTGATTCTTTCCATGGCGCACCGATATAATCAAACTCCAAAAAATCATCTATATTTGTTTTAAACACGCAACTATCCTCTTGATGAATCAATATTTTATCTCCCTTAATCATATTCCAAAAAGACAAACTCGCTAATAAATTATTATACGTTGTAGTTACTTCCAAATTATCTACATTCAATCTAATAATTTTTATATTGGGTGAAATACTCTTACACATTTCATTCATATAATCGTAATTTTTATTACCACATACAATAGTATGACTCCATTTTGGGCCTAATTTAATAATTGCATTTCTAATGATAAATTCTATATGAGGTAATATGCGACACTCAATCAGCACTGCTTCTAAATTACTATCTATTGGAATAATGGGTAGGTCCATATTTCTTATATTTGGCAAATACTTCCAACATAAATAACGATATTTTACCTTTTTTTGTTTTGGATTGTTAAATTCATCCATAGTATTATTAGACAATCTCAAAAACTCATTTACACTTTTTTTATCACCAAATAGTTTCAAACCTCTAGGTGATGCCATATAACATATGACATATTATATATTATATAATAATAACTAGTTTACATTATTATAAATTATTCGTTCTTTAAATACTATTATTATAAGGTTTAAGATTAATAATGAATTCATGTTGTATATGTGGAGCAGTGAAGGATTGTGCCCAATATTTAGAGAGAGTTTTGGCTAATATGGAAAAAATCGGTAGTGTTTTTGATGAATATGTTATTATTCTATGCTATGATGATTCCACAGACAATACCTTAAAAATATTAACCGATTATGTAGAAAAAAATAGTCGGTTTCGATTACTGATCAATACTATACCTGTGCAAAATGGAGGCCGTACACATAAAATTGCAAATGCACGAAACCATTGCTTGAAACATATACGAGAGTATTTCACAGAATACAAATATTTCATTATGATGGATTGCGATGATGTATGTGCATTGCCAGTTAATTTAGACGTCTTGCAAAAGAATCTGAAAAGAACCGACTGGGATGGATTGTCATTTAATTCCTCCCGCCCATATTATGATTTATGGGCTCTCTCTATGAAACATCTCGTGTATAGTTGCTGGCATTTTAGTCAACCTAATGCTCATCAAATTTATAAGGATGCTATTCAACATTTATTTAAAACGTGTCCACCTGGCGAATTAATATCCGTCTACTCTGCCTTTAATGGGTTTGGTATTTATAGAACACGCAATTTTATTGATAGTTGTTATGACGGGCAGTCTAGATTGGATTTGATTCCTCCATTTTTGATGGAAGAAAACAAACGTGTTTGTGGAGAGATAACTCCGTATTATTGGGGGGGACCTGACCAAGATTGTGAACATCGTAGCTTCCATTTGCGCGCCATATTTAACAATGACGCCATTGTCGCCATATCCCCAGATGTTCTCTTTTAACCAATTTGTAAGTCGTTTTGTGTTATAATTTCATATTTTACAACATTTAGTATATTAAATGAATAAATGTTGTATATGCGCCGCAGTTAAGGGTTTCGGACATTATTTAGACGCAGTATTTTCAAATATGGACAAAATTGGAAGTATCTTTGACGATTATCGAGTCGTTATATTTTTTGATCATTCTGAACCTAGTTGGTTTATTGACGATACTTTAGAGAGAATTCAAAATTATCAGGCCAGAAACAACAAGGTATCCTTGATAATAAATCCTACGCCATTTAATGCAGGAAAAACATATAAGCTCGCCCATGCAAGAAACGGGTGCATTCAATATATTCGTGATAATTGTCCAGACTTTCAATACTTTATTGTAATGGATGCCGATGATATATCTATCTCTCCAATTAAGGTTGATAGATTGAAAAAATACCTAAAAAGAAGTGATTGGGACGCATTATCATTTACCAGGAGTCAATATTACGATTTGTGGGCTCTTTCAATGAAAGAACTTATATATAGTTGCTGGCATTTTCAAAAGCCTCACACTTTGCCAGTATATCAAAATGCTATTGATAGCGCTTTGCGCGATTGCCCGGCAGGCGGTTTGGTCGAAGTGTACTCGGCATTTGGTGGGTTTGCCATATATAGGACTGCCAAGTTTATAGATTGCGTATACGATGGCACTCCTAGATTGGACTTGATTCCTCCTTTTTTGTTGAAAAAAAATATTGAACTATGTGGTCCCATTACACCTTATCAATGTAGCGGTCCCGACCAAGATTGTGAGCATCGCAGTTTTCATATAATGGCCAAAATTAAGAATAATGCGAAAATTGCCATTTCGCCGGAAAGTCTCTTTGATTATAATGGGGAAGAACACGAATGTCAAGTAGTTTCTAGTCGCGGATTACTTAAATCGTGCACAATACACTCTAAAACGCCACAATCATCATGCGATCATGATAAAACATATCTTGATACTATGCACCAATCCAAAAACATGTCAATTTATGTTTGTACACATTTGTTAACTTATTTTGTATCGTCTATATTGCCCAAGATAACCATGCCTTTTTATCTAGTGTCCGGCGATTCTGATCTAGATGTCCAAAAGGAAGGTCTTTCTCCAGAATTATTTAAAAAACTAGTAGAATCTCCCTATTTATTAAAATGGTTTGCTCAAAATATAACAGACACACCAGCTCCCAATGTTTTTCAAATGCCGATTGGGCTAGATTATCATACTATATCTAATGAACCCAATCATTGGTGGAAAATGCACAATGAAGGATCGAAACCAGTAGAACAAGAATCCATTTTGAACGAATTACGTAAATCTATGAAACCCGTCGACGAAAGAATCTGTAAAATTTTTTCCAATGTCCATCACAAATTGGATAGATATGGTGATAGAGGTAGTGCAATTGGCGCCCTATATAACAAACCAGGCTTAATTGAAAATGCATCAACTTATTTTTCTAGGTCTCAAACTTGGGAAGAGATGTGCAAGTATTCATTTGTATTATCGCCTTTTGGAAACGGATATGATTGCCATCGAACATGGGAAGCCTTGTGCCTAGGAGCAATTCCAATCGTCCGCGCCAAACAATTCAAATCTCTTTTCGCAGATTTGCCCGTCTTAAACGTGGATGAATGGAGCGATGTGACGCCAGAATTGTTGCAAAAAACACTTCGAGAGTTTAAAGAGAGAAAATTCAATTATGAAAAGCTAACACTTAAATATTGGACCGATCAACTTTTATAACGGCGCATAATCATCTTCCTTTGGTTTTATAGGCCCTTGGAGTTGATTTTTGGCATATTTATAAAACGCGAATCCAAGAATAATGCCAATTATTGCACCGACTATTGTTTGGAACAAAAAATGTTGCTTACTTTGGACTCTTTGATATATTGTCAAGAGAGAAATAAAGAGACTGCTAACCAACAAAACATTGTTTTCCACTGCCAAATATGTAAATGTTGTTGTGTAGAATACGGCTTGAGTATGAGCCGAAGGCATACCATAGTTTTCAAATGTTAGCACACTACGATACATTTTTTCCAAATTGAACAAGTGCTTGTCGTCTATAGGTCTAGGTTGTTTGAAAAGGCCTTTCAAAATATAATTTATTAAACCACTGAACATGAACCCTATAACGTATATCGTAAAATAGCTATTTTTGACATATAAATAAATAATGGATGCCAAAAATAATATAATTGGACCATTAAATCCTATAAAATCAATTATCTGTTCAATCATATATAATACAGAGAGAAATAAATGATTGAACTGCACGACTAGACTAGTATTGATACAAGTTTTCACTGATGATGGTAATTGCCCAATCGGCACCATTCAAATTTACTACGTTTCCCTTGTCGTTTAAGAGACGAATACGCATTCTGTCAATATCTACCGGACCAAAATACGTGCGCCTGTTGTCCTGCAACTGCCCGCTAAAATCAACGTATAATGTTCCACCAACAGATGATTGTTTAATCGGGATAATAGCAAACACATCTGTTGTAGTTGGCGCCTTTGCACGTAGTTCCATGTTATTAACATTATTTTTTAGGATTTCATTGATGGTGTATATCTGACTCTGGGTCAAGGTTCGCGGAGAGCTCTGTGTTAGCTGGGCGACCTGTCCAAACTCAGATGGTTCACAAATATACGGCTGGTCTGGCGAATAATAAGACGGCAATTTCACCACTTTGGATGGTTCGGTAATAGATACAAGGCCATTGTTCAAGTGATTCTGATTATAGTCGTCTAAAGCTAATATGAAATATCGTGGACCATTTAAATCCAATACTGAATCTGCAGTGTTTCCGCTTGCGTCTACACGAATCGCTCCAGTTTGTAATATTATACCATTTTCAATAATCGTTGAATTATGATACCCCATAAGCCAGCCAAGTGTTTGGTTTAGATATAACCCATTTTGGACACAGGTTGTTTCGCATTGCAATTTTAGAGTAGGGTCAAAGAATATCAATCTTGTTGTAATCGGGTTAATTGTGAAGGCTGTTGTTGTTGAACCAACTGGTGGCGTATAGTTTCCTCCATTCAACTGCATGGTTATTTTATAATTTGACGAATTATATGATACTGGTATGGCTGGCGATATGAATGCAAACCCAGCTGCCGTAAATGCGTCATTCAAGGCCGTTACGAACGTGCTGGGTGTATAATTGCCAGACGGAATTGATATTGCAATGTTATTGATAACCCCACCTGATGCATCTGATACCCAAAAACAAGTATTTCCATAATTTACGTCTATTACATAATATGTCAATGGGACCTCAATAGACCATAACCGCAACGACAAGACATCGGTAAGATGGTCCGACAAATCCAACGTATAATCCGTGCTAATACTCGGTCCAGACGATTCTTGACGGAAAAAGCTATCCAACACTATCAACCGCTGGGTCGTATTTTTCAACGTAGGATTCAACTTACCATCTTGAGCAACAGGCAAGTCGTATGTATTATTCACACCGAGGGTTTCTCTATTCATCGGCACATGATTATTTGAATAGACGCCAATTTTCTGGAATCGGTCGGTAATCTTGTCTGTTTGCACCTGATTTGCTTGTGGAAGCGATTCTATGTTCTTAATCCATTTGTCCGTTTGCTTTTGCGCTGGCTCATATTCCGCGTCTTTTGCACTTGTAGCTAATTGTCTTGCATAATCCAACAACTTTGCCTGTATTTCATTAAAAAAAATAATCATCCGGTCATTTCGCTCCTTTGTATATTTTTCAATATAAGCATTTGTTTTTTTTATTATCAATCCAGTATCTGTCGCATCGTCCAAGTCCAAGATAATTAAAAGTTCGGGATAAGTATAATTATTAATATTTGTATCAATTTGCATGGATTTACTGGTCGCCATATAATCTATGTAGATAATTCTTTATATTCTTCAATTTTCTTCATATGAAATTTATTCAAAAACGCATCTATTATTTCTTGTTTCACGTCTCGTTCGCAACAAATATGATGCCGAAACAGCTTGTCTGGTATTGTGGTAATACCCGCACCCCTCTTTAAATGTGTCCTTTCTTTGAAAAGGATATAATCTAATATTTCCAATAATCCTGACGACAATTCGGATCGGTCTACGCGATATTTGCCTACAAAGACGTATCTATTGAAATTTCCGGTATCATATATTTTATACGTCTTGGTTGTTACATGGAGGTTTCTTACAAGTCCGATTCCAATGACCTTGTTGTGTGAATTGTTCATTTCTACCACGAATACCAGCGATTTGGCATCAATCTTCGGAGACATTTGTTGAGGGGAGCCGTATACGCAACCTGAAAAGTCTGAACGTCTCCGATACGATTCATTTTCAGACCAAGTAGCGTCTGTAAACCTGCTGGATGCAAAAGTAAACATTGATTATTATTGTTATATGCCAGTATCTGTCATCTTGAAAGATTGTTTCAATTTTAACTTAATAATATATCTATTATATGTAAATGGGAAAACGTAAAGAACATATAATAGAAAATGAGATTGAAAAAAAACATTGTCCTACATGTGATAAATTAAAAGAATTAAATGAATTTAATAAACAAAGTTCAAGTTGGGATAAATTAGCTAGAATGTGTAGAGTGTGTTATTGTAATTATAAAAACGATAAAAGAAAAAATGACCCAAAATATCATGAAAAAGATATGGTATATAATGAAAATTATAAATCATCTGGTAGAAGAAAAGAAATTTCTGCAATACGATATGTAGATAAAAAAGACTATATTATAAAACAATGCACAGAATATAATAAAAAACGTTATAAAGAAGATCCATATTATAGATCAGTTTTTCTTATACGTTCTAGAATTGGAAAAGTATTGAGAGAACGAAATATAGGTAAACAAGATAAAACATACGATTTATTAGGATGTTCTAAAGAAGAATTTATTAAATATTTTGAAAATAAATTCTCAGATGGAATGTCGTGGGATAAGGTAGGAAAATATATTCACATAGACCATATCCGTCCATGCATTAGTTTTGATTTAAAGCATGCTGAAGAACAACAGAAATGCTTTCACTATACGAATTTGCAACCATTATGGGCTAGTGAGAATCTAAAAAAGGGAAGCAAGTATAAAGATGAGGAATCAATATAAAATTATTAAAGGGTGTAGAGCCAACCCATACGTTTACATTTGTCCTATTCTCCAATTTAGAAGAAATATGAACCTATATAACCACGTGTTTTATTACAAAATATAATATTCGTATTTATACTTCTATTATTATATTTTATATTATTATGTGTTCTATAGTATTTGTATCTGGACACCACCCAGCAAGTACATTTTATGCTAGTCAAACTAGAATATCGTTTGAAAAATATACTAGTATTCATGGTTATGGTTTTTATTATGACGACGACGAGCCTTTAGACACGAATTTTCATGCATTACATTTTAGAAGATGTCAAAGTATTCGAAAAGCATCAATTAAATATCCAGATGCAAAGTGGTTTATTTGGGTTGATTCGGACGTGTATGTTAATAAACCAGATATAAAAGTAGAAACACAAATTGATTTAACTAATGATAATATATTGTATCACTTATTTCATGAGGCACCTTGGGGATGTTATCCAATTAATACTGGGGTTAAATTTGTAAATAAAGATGCTCTTGCATTTGAAGATTGTGTATGGGAGTTAAGAAATACACATCCCTGGAATACATTTCCGTATGAACAAAAAACAATATATGAATATGTTTTACCTCAAATAGAAGGCAAATATATTATACACGATCCTTACAATTTGAATTGTATAATTCAAGCATATCCGGATAAGGTTAAAGACGCGTTATTTGTGCATATGTGTGCTTGCAATGAAGCACAACGTAATGAGATTATTAAAAATGTATCAATATAATATATTTAAAAGTCATATAATATATTTAAAAGTCATATAATATATTTAAAGTAGTGATATATTATATTAATATAATGATTATAAAAATTCGCGAATGGTTTGGTAGATTGGGAAATAATATTATGCAGGTAAAAAATGCAATACAAATCGGTTTATATTATAAGTATAATATAATATTACCTCCGCATAATTTTTTTAATACAACTTATATCGTATTTAATCCCGATATAATAAATAAAGATGAACATTTTATTTATAATAAATACGACTTTTTCTTTAATGATCAAATAGATTTTATACAAAATACAGAGGTTTTTAATTTAAATTTAGATAAAACGTTTAATATGTTGAAAAATATTTTCATTATCAAATCGGATCCAAAAAATAAATTTGACGATGATGATGTTATTATTCATATTCGCTCTGGTGATTTATTTTCAAACGAACCTCCTGGAACATATATTTGCCCTCCATTGTCGTATTATACTGATATATTGAATAAAAATAAGTTTAAAAAAATATATATATTAACCGAAGATTTGAATAATCCATGTACAAATAAATTACTTGAGTTATTCCCGGATATTATTTTAAGAGTAAATAATCAGTTGGATGATGATATAATGATTATAT